TATGTAATTGATTTGAAGACGTCCTCTGATGTTTTTAAATTCAAAAGGAATGCCCCTTTCTATAATTACCATACTCAAGCATACATCTATCAGAAACTATTTGACAAGCCTGTTGTCTTTTTGGTAATAGGCAAGAAGAAAAAGATAGATAAAAACAATAAAGAATACTTTGATTTAGGCATCTTTCCTATGGGAGAACAATCTATGGGAGATGCAGAGATAAAGGTAGCACAAGCAGTAGCATCCTATGAGAAATGGTTTGCTCCTGAAGCACAAGATAATATAGAAAGTTATATTATAAACACACCTATTTAATTTTTAAATTTTTTATTATGCAAAAACCAAAAGAAGAATTAGTATTCGCAAATGGATTAATCAGTAAGAGAAGAGATACTGCTCCTGATTATGTATTAGTAAACCAATCTATTCAAGTAGATGACTTTATCACATTCTTAAAGAAACACGATAAGAACGGATGGGTAAACTTAGAAACAAGAAAATCAGCTAATGGTAATATCTATACTATTGTTGATTCTTGGCAACCGAAAGCTAAAGAAACTGGTCAAGCTCAAAAGCATGACATATAGGACTTTAACTTGTCTCACTAAGGGGGAGGTAGCTACTCCCCTTTTTTGTGACATTTTTTGTGACAAAAATAGCTTTCTCTATTACTATATATATTTTATATATAATATATTTTTTTTTCTTGTATATGATAGAAAATATTGACATTTTTGTCAGGACATTACAAACACTGGGGTTAACATAAATTAAATCGACATAAAAATGACACAAGTCGTCACAATCTTTAAAGACATTAGAGATACAGATACTCCTTTCTATGTGCCTATAAGCACAGTAATAGAAAGGATAAGAGAGGGTAAGTCTAAGGAACTTGTTACCGATATTAGAAAAGAGAAGAACAAGGAACGAAGAAACGAACTCAAAAAAAATTTACCATCCATTTGTTTTAGCGGTAAGTTTTCAAAACGAGCAGACAACTCCATACTAGAACATAGCGGTCTTATCTGTTTGGATTTTGATGGGTATGAGAAACAGAAGGACATGATTCAAGACAAGGAGAAGATGACAAAGGATAAGTATACTTTTTCTGTATTCATATCCCCATCTGGAAATGGTCTCAAAGTTTTGGTTAAAATCCCAAACGATGCTGAGAACCATATAAGATACTTTCAATCTTTAGAAAAGTATTACAACTCACCACGCTTCGATACCACAACAAAAAACATCAGCAGGGTTTGTTATGAGTCTTATGACCCACTCATTTATGTGAATGAGAACTCAACTGCTTGGGAGAAGTTAGAAGAGCCAGAGTACAGAGAAGTATCAACAATCAAAGACAAGCCTACCATTCCCATTACAGATGAGAATAAAATTGTAGAGATTCTTTTGGCTTGGTGGAACAAGAACCACCCTATGGTAGAAGGTCAACGCAATCATAATGTGTATGTACTGGCTATGGCATTTAATGACTATGGTATTAACAAGAACTTAGCACAATATATATGCAATCAATATGCTACAAACGATTTTCCTTTACGAGAGATAGCAACTACAATCGATTCAGCCTATCAGAATACGGCTAAGTTTAATACAAAGTATTACGAAGATGAGCAGACCATCTCTGAGATAAAGCAAAAACTAAAACGAGGAGTAAGCCGTTCAGAGATTAAACGCCAACTCAATCAACTTGATTTAGAGGATGAGGTAATAGAGTCTGTTCTTGAAAGAGCCGATGAGGAAAACAAACAGATGAAGTTTTGGTCTAAGAACGATAAGGGTATAGTCAAAATCATTCATATAATCTTTAAAGAATTTTTAGAAGAGAATGGATTCTATAAGTATTGTCCAGAAGGAAGCAAGAACTATGTCTTTGTTAAGGTAACCAACAACCTCATAGACCATACAAGTGAGAAGGATATAAAAGATTTTGTGCTAGACTATGTGTTGTCTGAAGATGACCCATCTATCTACAACTACTTTGCAGACCAGACAAGATTTTTTAAGGAAGAATTTTTAACTCTTTTGGGAACAATAGATATTTTATTTATTGAAGACTCTAAAAACGCAAGTTATTTGTACTATCAAAATTGTGCAGTACGAATCAATAAGGATGAGATAAAGACTATAGACTATATAGACCTTGGTGGTTATGTGTGGAAAGACCATATCATAGACAGAAACTTTGTAGAGGAGAAGATTGATAAATGCGACTACAAAACATTCATCAATAACATTTGTTACAAAGACTCAAGCAGAACGCAGTCAATGGAGTCAACCATTGGGTTTATGCTACACGCATACAAAAACACATCCTATTGTCCCGCCGTTATTTTAAACGATGAGATTATCTCCGACAACCCAGAAGGAGGAACAGGTAAGGGCATATTTAAAAACGCATTAGGACACATGAAAAAGCTTGTCACCATTGATGGTAAAGCATTTACTTTTGAGAGAGCATTCGCCTACCAACTTGTGTCAGCAGATACTCAGATTATATGTTTTGATGATGTTAAAAAATATTTTGACTTTGAGAGACTATTTAGTGTAGTCACTGAAGGATTGACATTGGAAAAGAAAAACAAGGATGCCATCACCATTCCATTTAAAAAGTCTCCTAAGATTATTATTACTACCAACTACGCAATCAAGGGGGCCGGTAATTCTTTTGCGAGAAGAAAGTGGGAACTTGAACTACACCAACACTACCACGAGAACTTTGTTCCTCAAGATGAATTTGGTAAAAAGTTTTTTGATGAATGGGATACGGAAGAATGGAGTCAGTTTGACAACTACATGATTGATTGTCTTCAACTTTATTTGAGAAAAGGATTAATCAAGAGTAAGTTTGTAAACCTTAGAATCAGACAACTCTCAGCAGAAACAGCCCACGACTTTATTGAATGGTGTGGTCTTATCGATGGGGCAGTAGCCAACAGAAGACTGCTGGAGGGAGGAAAGATTTACAAACAAGAACTATACGAGGATTTTGTTCACGAATATCCTGACTATAGTCCAAGAGCGAAGTACTCTATATCACGGAATCGTTTCTATAAATGGCTTGTATCTTACTGTATTTACCAAGAGGGAAACATACCCGAAGAAGGGCGAGACTCTATAGGAAGATGGATTATTATTAAGGAATTAAAGAAAGAACCAGAGCAAATGCATTTTGACCTATGAGAATCGATGAATCAATAGCGATGGACAACTCTTATAAACTAATCACAGGAAGAGCATTGCCAGACAAGGAGGAAGCAAGATACTTTATCCACAATCCAAACGAACCAGTTTCTGTTGAAACTATAAAAAGACTTTATAATTTTTATAAGTCAGAACAAGCATGGGGAAGATGCATTAAATTACAAACACTATTAGCTAAACTAACATACTACAATGGAATTAAGAGATTATCAAAAAACAATAGCTGAAAAAGCTATTCCAATAATATTAAAGACAGGGTTTGTTTATTTGGCTATGGAGGTGCGAACGGGGAAAACCTTAACGTCCCTTTACATTGCCCAGGCATTGAATAAGAAGTCTGTACTTTTTATAACAAAGAAAAAGGCAATTAGTTCCATTGATAGAGACCATGATTTGTTGAATCCAAACTTTTACCTACACACTATTAACTATGAAAGTCTTCATAAAATCAGTAAAGACTTAAAGTTTGATATGATAGTAGTGGATGAGGCACATTCAATCGGAGCGTTTCCTAAACCAAGCAAGAGGGCACTTGATGTAGCTTCTCTTATATATAGCAACAGAGCAGATGTAATCCTTATGTCAGGAACACCAACGCCTGAATCTTATAGTCAGATGTATCATCAGGTATTTGCCATACCTTTAAATCCTTTTGGAGAGTTTAAAAACTTTTATGGCTTTGCCAGAAAACACATAAACGTAAAAGAAAGGATGATTAATAGCCTGCGCATACGGGATTACTCTGAAGGATACCAATCCATAATGGATGCTATGAAACCTTATACGATTGCATATTCGCAAAAAGAAGCGGGGTTTAGGGTGGTAACTAATGAAAAGGTGTTGTATGTAGATATGTTGGATACCACCTATACCCTTGCTAAAAGACTAAAAAAGGAATTAGTTATTGAAGGGAAGGATGAAATAATACTTGCAGACACTCCTGTAAAGCTAATGATGAAGCTTCATCAGATTTATTCAGGAACAGTAAAATTTGAGAGCGGACAGTCTATGGTTTTAGATGATTCAAAAGCTAAGTTTATACGCAAGTTTTTTCACGGAATGAAGGTCGGTATCTTTTATAAGTTTAAAGCCGAACTAGAGGCCTTAAAATGCGTCTACGGGGATGATTTAACTACAGACCTAACTGTCTTTGAGGATACTAATAAAAGTATTGCCCTTCAAATTGTAAGTGGAAGGGAGGGAATCAGTCTCAAACAAGCCGGTGCATTGGTGTACTACAATATAGACTTCAGTGCGACAAGCTACTGGCAGAGCCGAGACAGAATGACCACCAAAGATACTGTACAGAATAAACTGTACTGGATATTTTCTAAGAACGGCATAGAAAATAAAATATACAAAGCTGTTACCAAGAAAAAAGATTACACATTATCACATTTTAAAAAGGATTTATTAAGTTTATAATTATGTATAGTTTAACAACAGTATTAGATAGAGAAGCTTTAAAAATTAAAATCAAAGACTCAGTAGAAAGTCTTACTGGACAAAATATAATGAAAAAAAACAGAGAGCGACCAAGGGTTGAGGCTCGTTATATCGCCTGTAAAGTGATGTATGATTCTTTTAAAAGTATATCATTATCAGAAATTGGTCGTTTTTTTAAATTAAATCACGCCACTGTGTTGCATGGAATTAAAAGTATAAATGACTGGATGGAAACCGATGTTAATATGAAACGGATATACTATGCGGTAATGACAGAGGTAAATATTTTTGTAGAGGTTAGGTCAGAAGTAGAGGATGACTTTGTTGAAATTCAATTATATAGAGCATTAGAGAATAGAAATAATGTTTTAAACGTTATTCATAGAAACCTTATGGAAGATTATAAGAACTTAGTAGATGCACACGACCATCATAGACGGAAACACCGAAAGCTTTTGCAAGAACATAGAGAATTAAATGCACAATTAGAACGATATAAAAGAAGATACCCATGATGGAATTTATAAACTTTATAATTTGGCTCACTTCATTTGTGTGCTTGGTATATATTGTTAGAATACTATTCTACAATAACACAGATTTGTTTTAAGAAATGAAAGATTATGGAATAATACAAAGGACTGAAATAACAATACATAGGGCTGAGACAGTAAGATATCCTTTAATGAATCCAGAGTATTTAATTGAAAATAATTTATGGGATGGAGAGTGGTTAGAAAAATTGCCAAAGAAAAGTAAACAAACAAACTTATTCGATGAATTATAACGGAGACTTTAGATATGACCTTGAGGTAGGCCAGGAAGGAGAGCGAATGGTTGGAGAGCTTTTTAAAAATAAAAAGCTGGAAGTCAAGCGAGATAGCTGGGTAGGTCGCACAGGTAATATAGCTATTGAATTTAAAAGTAGAAACAAAGCTTCAGGGATTATGACCACCCAAGCAGACTACTGGGTGTTTATCTTTTCTAAAGAATACCAAGACAAAGTGATGCTCATAGTAGAAACTCAGCGTTTAAAGGAGGTCACCAGAGAGTATGCCATCAAGGGTAGTATAAAAGAAATGGGGGATGACAATACCTCTATGGCAGTTTTAATTCCTATCAAAGAAATCAGTAATTTTGCAATACATGACTGAGCAACAAATACAGTCAAAAAGAATTAAAGAATTGGAAGCTGAGGGCTATTATGTCATTAAGCTAATCAAAACAAATAAGAATGGTATCCCTGATTTAGTAGCGATACCACCGAACTGTAATGTAATTTTTAGTGAAGTAAAAACAAAAAAGGGCGTGGTATCTCCCCTACAAGAGTACCGATTAAAAGAACTAAAAAAGCATGGATTTATTACAGAAGTATACAGAGGATAAACTATTTTATGAATTGGACGAGGCTGTGATACTTAGTCTTGAAGAGATGAGTATAGCAGAATCAACCAGAATCTTGTTGCAAGTAGAGAAGATTGTTCCCCACCTTGCTACTCAAAACAAGAAGTCACAAATAGTTGGCGGTGTACTAAACCAAGGAAAAGACCCTCTGTTTTTTGCTCTGAGATATCTCTATGAGGACAATAATCATCCTTATTTCTTTCAATTATTTAGCATAACAAGCGATGATTATTTAGATTTATATAATGAAAATAAAGTTATTAAGCTATAAATTAGCATATTATAAAAATTTTTTTATAACTTTATATGTAAATTCGTTGAATTATGATTTACAATATCAATGACATACCTAAAATTGTAGGGTATAAGACATGGAGTGACAAGAAAAAAATTGACACTCTTCTGGAAATGGATGCTCTTATGTACTGCGATATGGGTGTGGAGTCTTCAAAGACTTACAAGCAGAATGTAAAGAAGAAATCTAGAAAAATTTATTACGCCATCAAACAAGTAGACTCCGATTTAGGAGAAAATCTAATCCACGCAATGGACTAAATTATGGTGTATGAAATCTCTAGAAAATAAAAGAGTTCAGAATATCAACTTTCTGATGGATGATATTCACGACTCTTCAAGTACTATCTATGAATCATTGATAGACAAAGACTTTGTGTCTTTAAAAATAGAGATTCACGCGCTGATAAAAAAACTCAAATTAATTTTAGAATCAGTACAAGATGAACTCTGACTTCAGACCAAGGCTGAATGGGAATAAAAAAATAGCATACGACCACCTCACAGCAAACGAAAGACGAATCCTAGTAATAGGAGACATACACGCACCATTTGAATTAGATGGATACCTGGAGTTCTGCCAGGAAACTTACGCAAAATATCTGTGTAATCAAGTAATATTTATTGGAGACATTATAGACAATCACTATAGCTCATACCACGAAACATCAAGCGATGGAATGGGTGGAGCTGATGAGCTTAAACACGCTATCAAGTCTGTAAAGAAATGGCGTAAGGCTTTTCCAAATGCCGATGTAATTATAGGAAACCACGACAGACTCATTATGCGTAAGGCTCAGACCTCCGACATTCCAAGTATGTGGATTAAATCCTACAATGAAGTGTTGGGAACAAACTGGAACTGGGTAGAACGAATTGTATATGATAATGTGCAATACATTCACGGAGAAGGAGGAAGCGCCAGAGTGAAGGCCAAGAATGATATGATGTCTACTGTCCAAGGACATATCCACACACAAGCTTATGCGGAGTGGATGGTAGGTAGAAACTTTAGAATCTTTGGAATGCAGGTGGGATGTGGTATTGATTGTACATCATACGCAGCGGCCTACGCAAAGCATTTTAAGAAACAAGCCATAGGATGCGGGGTAGTTCTGGGAGGACACACTGCAATAAACTGTTTGATGGAATTATAATGTTTGAACAAGACCAAGATTTAAACAAAGAGAAGAAAGCAGTTGAGCTCTATCTAAAAAGATTAGGGGGTAGCTTTAAGAAACTTAGTGCTGGGGACGTAGACTTTAGAATCCTCGGAGAGAACAAATCTGTAATAGGATACGCAGAAGTTAAAGTGTTGGATACTGAAATGAAAGAATCATTTCCTTTATCCATACCAGCTAGAAAAATAATCAAACTTATAGACAAGAGATTGCACGCCGTAATGATATGGTCGTGTATAGATGGTATATATTATCTACCAATAGAAGGGATAACTGGACAAGCCATGTGGTCTGAAGAAGATGGCGAGCTGATGCTTTACTTTTACGATAAAAACATCTTCAAGTATGTTAAATCCTAGGTTTGAATTTCTGGTAGTTATTATACTTAATGTAGTTTTATTCTACCTAATCTCTTCAGTGTTATTTTGATTTATTCTGAATAGCTTTTACATTATAGCGCACCACAGTACCAACTTCTGATGGGGCTAATCCTGATGCATATAAAGTATATGCCAGCCAATTAGCCAACATCTCTTCTTGATATTTTTTCTTTATCTTTTTGGTGCTTGTTTTTCCAAAAGCTCCTTCCTTTTCATATACACCATCAAGTGCCATATTTTTAATTTCAGTCCACTCGTTATATTTATCCACAGGAATGCTGAATATACCCATTCTTTCCCAAGCATCCTCTGGTTGAAGTTCAAAGAATTGGAATGGTTCTTTTGAATCGGAAGCCGCTTCAATCAAAGCATTTATTCCGCTAATAAGAGGGCCTTCTACTTGAGGAACAGGAAGCGGAGCCAATACATCTTTTACAGCTTGACCAGCTCTTCCTTTTAATCTATTTTGAAAACGTTCTCTTTTCTTCTTTTCTTTCTCATCGTCCTCTGAAGACAGAGAAGACAACACTTGACTTATAAATAAACCAAGAGCATTAAAAGCAACTGTTTCAGCTACCAATCCAGATAAAGAACGAAGGGCCGCTTGCTTATCAACAGACTCTGAAGTTTTACTGGTTAAAGTAGTAATATCAGAATACATTCTTGTTTTTTGATTTAACAAAAAGTTAGAGAATGGAAGTAAAACTCTTCTAATAATCTGAACAAAAGGCCTTTTACTTCTAAACAATTCTCCTTGCAAGTCAGCATCACTTACGTTCTGCTGTCTATCTACTTGCTGTTGAGCATAATCCCCAGCCTTTCTATTTACTTCATGAGTATCCCAATTAATATTTTGTACATCAACACCTTGTTCTTTCAGGCTTTTGATGTAATACATCATCCATGAAGCTTGAGCAACGTATCTATCTGGCTTTACTAAAAACGTATCAAGCCATCCTCTTTGTAAATCTCTTAATCCCCTGACAACTTTAGTGGCAGGCCCTTTTGCTGCATTTTCTAATTTTTTATTATTAGTTTCTAAAGTAGTACTTGATTGTAGGCCTCTAGTTGAAACTGGATAACCAGAGTTTTTTACAAATCGTGCCATTGCAGAATCAGTAGCCACATCACTTAAAACTCCAAGCTCTCCAAAAAATACTTCAGGACCAACGTTCATCATGGTGTTTACTAGTACTGGTAAAACTTGTTTTAGTGGCTGAGTTACTCCTCCAAGCGTACGAGAAACAGCATATCCAGAATAATTATTTATAAGCTTTAGTAATGCGGTATCATCTTTTGCAATATACTCTCTTCCTTTTTTAGCTTCAATATATTGACGGACTCTTTCTTTTAAAAGCTCTCTGTCTTGTTGATTAGGAGCTATCTTTTCAAACTCTTTTGATTCAAAAAATCCCTTTACTTGTTGTATAGCTCCTGCAGTTTCTATTTCTGTTTTAGCTTTCTTTAAATTATTAATATTTTGATTATCAAAAGATAAATTTATTATTCTGTTTTTAGGGAGAGAAGATGGTCTAACAACCTCCATTAACACTCCGGTCTTTTTGTCTGAAATTCTTTTAGAAACCATATCAAAAATAGGTTCTCCAATTTCAAAACCAGTTTCTATATCACCTAATCTAATAAATGAATCAGGAGTATAGTTTTTATCTTTACCTAATATCTTATTATATATATTTAAATTTACTTCACTCAACTGACTGTAGTTGTCTTTCCAGATATCAGTCATCCAGTTTACAGCGTCTATATTTATTGGGTCAACTTTAGACTCTACTTCACTTGCGCTGTTAGCATCTTTTAAAATTTTATTATATACCTCTTCATATACCTCAGCTACTTGCGCTTCTTTACCACCTCTTTGCTTTAAAGCATCAATGGTTTGTTCAATCAAACCCTTTCTTCTTTTAAACTCTATTTGCTCTTCTCCAGGAACAGTTCTTCTTACAAAAGCAAACATTCCTCGTTCAGCGTCATTGTAAAGAGTGTTGAAGTTTTGTTTATTAGGCTGTGTTTTTGTGGGTTCTAAGAAAGAAGATTTTATGAATTTTTCATAATATTCGTTTGTTATTCTTTGTGCGTAAGACTCACCTTCAGAAGCCCCCTTTTTAACGTCAGCAAAACCAGATAATGTCTCAAATTTTCTAGCTCTACTTTGCCCTTTAAACATTAATTCAAGTTGGTTAGGCAGCGTAGCTATATACTGTGCCCATTTTCTAGCAATACCCGCGTCTGATTTTAAAATAGCAGATAAAGGCTTAGCAATAATTCCTAAAGACTTCATGGCCTCAACACCTAACTTACCTTTGTCTCTTTGAACTATTGCACCCATACCTCCTGTAGTTTTGTTGGTAGCAAAGTTTATTAATGAATCCAAAGCTATAATAGCGTCTTGTTCACTAAGCTTATTTATATCTATATTAATAAAATCCTTAACCAATGTTTTCTGAGCATCAGTAAGGCTAAATTTTTCTCCAGTAAACGGGTCTGTTTCTGTTTCAATTAATTCATTTACTATTGTAGATACAGTATCAAAAGCCTTGTTAAGTCCTTTTCTAACTATTTCAGCTTTTGCTTTTGCTTTTCTTTCAAGCTCAGAGGCTCGCTCTGCCTCTGGCTGCTCTTGTTCTACACCATAAACTATCTCTCTCATTTCTTGAAAACTAAGTTCATCTGGAGATAGGCCCGTTAAATCTTCAAATAACTCTCTCTGTGCGGTAAGTTCTATTTCTTGTTGTCTTGCTTTTTGAGCGTCTACATATTTTTTTGTTTCAGCAATATCTAAAGCAGGCATTATTTTTTGTCTCGTGCTTGGAGTAACGCCATCTTTTACTTTATTGGCTTGTTCTATATATGTATTTATATCTTCAACAAACACCGGGTCAATAGCCGTAAAGTTTTCAGCGGCTTCAGTAGAGCTAACCTCAATATTTTTATTCTTCGAAAGCTTCTTTATTTTTTTTCTTAAAGCTTCAGCTTCATTTAGCTTAGCAGCGTAGTCAGCCTCTTTAAGTGTTTTTTCTACATACGCCAATACACGCTCTACATTTATTGCTTTATTAAGGTCTACGTTAGATATTTGTTTTATCAGCTGCTTTGCCTTATTCGTATCTATAAGACCTTGACCAATTAGATTTGTTATGGCTGAGGATAATGCTTTTCTTCTTTGCGTTTGGTCCGCCTTGGCTTCTCTTGCCGCTCGCACTTCTAACTTTATTTGGTCTGTACGAGCTTTAGCTTCGTCAACTGTAATCATTTTCTTAGGCTCTCCCACTATCTTTTTAGCAGAAGGCCCTCTCTTTTTGCCAAACATACCAGGTTCAGCAGCTTCGCGTTTAAGTTGCTCCTGCTCCTGCAACTTTAATATCTCAACAGGAGTTCTGCCTGGCTCAATCCCTAAAACTAAATCTATATTTGTTGGCGTTGGCTTTGTTCCAGTTAGTTGTTCGAATTTTGTTTCTAAATCCAATAAAGCTGGCGTTTTGCCTTTCTCTAAAGATGGTGTTCCGCTAGGATTATTTTTAGCAAACTCAATGATATCATTTATTATTTGCCTTTCATTTCCTTCGGTATAGTTAGGAAGTTCTTTGACCTTAATATCTAACGGAGTTGCTTCCTTTTTTATCCAATTTCTTTTAATTTGAGGAGTTAAATTATTAACGTCATCAAACCTTTTCCAACTCTCTAAATCTATAGGAATATTTCTATAGCCAAAAGGGTCTAATAATTCAATCTGCTCCTCAGTCAATAAAGACTTATAACGATTGGTTTCATATTCAATAGTTTCAGCCACTTCTCTTACGTTGTTACTATTTTCTACAACATAATCAGCAACTTGTTCTGGAGCAAGTCCTTCAACTATTGCAGCTTTTTCTCCAGCATCAACATCTATAACTTTTTCAAGTACTATCTTTTCTACTTTACTTCGAGTACCAGTAGCAACTTCTTGACCTTTTTTATTGACAATGCTTTTTATAGTACCATCTTCATTGAACAATACTTGAGACTGTCCAACTGTGAAAGGTTCAGTAATTTTTACTCTCTTAGTTTCAAATCTTTCCTCTACCGCTGGCTCAATCCCCTTCTCTTCAGTAGGCTTGAGAACCTCTTCTTTTTGAATTTCGGTAACTTCAACCCCTGCTTCGGGTGCAACCTCTCCGGTAATTTCCCCGGCGGTGTCTCTTTCTCCCACCTCTTCGCCAACTCTGGCTTGTTCTTGTACAGGTGGCGTCTTTGTGCTTCGCTCTTGAATGGCATTTGTTATTTCTTTTATACGGTTATTAACTTGAGGCAGTTCTGCTTTTGCAACTTCACCTCCATTTGCTTCTAATAGCTCTTTTCTTTTGGTAAGCTCAACTATTTCAGCGAGCTCTTCTTCGTTTATACCAGGTAATACTTCTGTGGTCTGTTTGATTATAGTGGCATCTTTCCATGCATTATTCCTAATAGCCAATACCTCTTCATCGTTGTTTACACTCGCATCCATTGAAAGCATTTCCTCTGGAGTAGCTGACTCAATCTCTTTTATGAACTCCTCCTTGGTAACATCTACGTTGCGTATCTTATATTTAGGAAGTTTATAGTAAGCCATTCCAGTCTTAGCAACTCTACCTCCGACAGTAAGTGGAGCGGTTGCCATTCCTCCTATTGCCTCAAAACCTATCTCAGCAACATCCATTTCTTGACCAGCCAATCCTCTACCAGCCACCTCTCCAACTCCCCCGCCAACTGCTTCTACCAAACCTCTAGTCGTACCAGCAGCTGCTTTACCTGCGGCCTTAGCTACACTTGCACCAACCTTACTGGCTACGCCAGCTGTTAAAGCATCAATACTAGCGATAGATATACCCCTAGCCCCTGCTCTTCTTCTTATCTTGTTTAAAGCGTCTTGGTCTTCTAATACTTCTTTAATATTTTCCTCAGTAAAAGCTTTGTCTCCAAGTTCTTCTTTTAAGAACTCAGTAAAAGACACACCTGTTTCTAGAGCTCCTGATAAACCAAAGATAGCTCCAGGTATAGCGCCAATACCTCCAGTGGCTAATCCCGCTGCTGCCCCAGTACCGAGACCAGTGGCGAGAGAGCCTTTGTTTGCCATAGCAAACATAGAGGATGTAAAAATTTGTGGAATTACAGTTGGATTTTTATATACCCCTTTAATAAATCCCATTATACCACCGCCTTCTTTTTGGTAGATTTCATCAAACTCCTTCATCTCATCTGAAGGCTGAAAGCCTTCCATGTTCTGAACAGCAGAAATATAGTCTCTTACGTCTTCCTCATCTACGTCTTTTCCTGAGTAAAAAAGTTTTAATGCATCATCCACAGTAGCCCCTTGAGCCAAACCTTGTTGCATTGAACGATACATATCTCCGAAAAAATCTGTTACATGGGTCTTACCAAAAGTTCGCTCAAGCCAAGTGTCCTTCTCTCCAGCGGGTAAAACCGAAAAACCAGCCCCCGATACGGAATCCATATCGGTCTCGTCTTTTTTTTTAAAAGACGCTAATAGTTCTTCAGGGCTTTCAAAAGCCCCCTCCACCATTACAGAAAATAATTCTTCGGGCGTTGCTTGAGAAGCAAAAGCATTAAAATCTTCAGGACTTTCAAAAGCTCCCTCAATTGTTAAATCAAACAATTCTTCTATTTCAAACATCTACTGTGCTTTAAATATTTTTACCGCCTCTGCTTGGGTTACCCCATCTTCTTTCATAATTTGAGCAATACTTCTTTTCTTTGTAGCTCCTGTTGTAGCTTCTGTTGTAAACCCAGGATTGTAAAGTTCAAACATCTCTAGTGTAGGAAAGGCGGCTTTTATTTCTTCTATAGAAATATCCACATTAGTTTTAAATGAAGAATCTAAAACCTCCATTACTTTACTTAGTGTATCCTGAAAGTCTTCTCCTTCAGGTATATTTATAGTTGGCGCACCAGGGAATACTATCTCTAATGAAGGTTTAGTTTTTTCAGCAAAAGTAAGCCCTGAATAGTCTGCCATTGTTGGCTCTTTAGGTATATCTTGTCCGCCTTCTTTTGTTGTTATGGTAGGTTTGGGCAAATTAAGAAGACTAAAAACATCAGATACTGTTTTAACAGCATTTTCGTCTATCTCACTAGGAATACCCTCAATTATGCTCTTTGGCGTTTTATTTCTCTCTCCACCATAAGTAACCAAAGTCTCTGGGTCACTATATAAATTTGCTTTACCAGCTCTTGTAGCTCTACCTTTTCTGTCTATATTATAAGCTGCCTCAGACCTTCCACTTAACCTTAAAGCTTTACCATAATCCTCAACACCATGCAATTCATTTCCTAATGACATAAAATCAGCATAGGAAATTGGATTTCCAGCATCATCAATTATATCTATCTTTCTGTTTTTTGTAGAATCTTTATATCTTAAAATAACTGTACCTGGTTCAGTTCTAACATCAATATCTATTAAGTCTTCTCTTCTGGCTATTGGAGACGCAAGCAATCTATTTGCTCCTTGCCGCTGCTCATCTGGAATTCCATAATAAAGCTGACCCCAAGCAGTAGTATTTTGAGCATCTATATTTTGTTGCTCTTTACTTCTTTCATCATAAGCCGTTGGTCTTGGAGGAGCAAACTCTTGCCGAGCTGTTTCTTTTCTGTCAACCATAGCTTCAAACCTTGCAGTTAAAGCTTTTTTTGCCATTTCTTCTTGGTCTTCGCTTAAATCAGCCTCATATCTTCCAGTATCTTCATTGGGAGTCATTAAGATAAACCTATTTGATGTGGCAGCTTCTTTAGGGTCATAAGTAAGTTCAAAAGAAACATTTGTTGGATTACCTTTTTCATCTGGAACAACACCTAAATAATCTACAAGAACAGACATAGGTATGTCTGGATTCGTTTTTATAAATGAATTTATAAAGGTGTTTCTAGCTTCTAAATAATCTTTATTTTGTCTTGCGTCTTCTAAAGTTTTTACGCCACCCTTCATTATAACCTTAATAGTCTCTCCTAATTCATCAACGCCCGGTTGTAAATTTTCAGATATTTTAAATCTATCATACTTAGTGTTAATTATATTTCTAAGTTCATTAACTGATTTTAAATCATTTGCATTAGTGGTTAATTCAAAAATTTCAGTTCCATCAGGTAATTTCTTTTTTACTTTTTTTCCAACAGCAACTCTTCCATTTGTTGGGTCTATATACGCAGAAGACTTTGAAAAGTTAGCATAACCTTCAACATTTCCCATAGCCCAAGACTCGGCAAGAGAAGATTCTTTTTTATTCATACGCTCCATCTTATCTGCGTATACTGCATTATATTCTTTGGATAAATTAAAAAGCTCTGTAGTCCCAGAAGTTAAATTTGCTCTACCAATATTGTAATCTTTTAAACTCATCTGACCACTCTTTAATAGGCGGTCTTGCATTAGTCTGAATTTTTCAGCATTATTAGCATAGTCAAGGGTAAAATCATTTATGGTTTTAGACTCACCCATTGGTGAATTAGCCAATATTTCTCCAGTTTTTCTTGATGCTTCGTCAATTGCTTCCTTTTTAGCCTCTCTATCTTTAGCTACTTGACCTAAACTTTCACTAACTGATTTAGTTATAGCTCCCCAGTCTACAACATCTGAACCTTCTCTGGATACATACTTATAATACGTCATCGTTACTGAGATTTAAATATAGAGAACGGATTGAATGCATTTAAATTTAAAACATCACTCCTAAAGGCTTTTCCAAATTCTCTGTTTTGTTGTCCTATAAAATCTTGAAATTCTAACTCACTCATTCCTCCAACTCCAGAAACATCTATTCCCGCTAGAGTTCCTTGTTGAGCTAATGTATTTTTAATATCTTGTAAACTGCCGTATTGCCCAGTTCTTTCATTAATTCTTTCAATACGGCCTAGCTGTCTACCAGCAGCTTCTTTTCCATATAAGGGAGCAGCTTTTAACCCAGCTGCAAAAAATTCTCCAGCGCCCTCAAACCCCTGCTCTATTTTCTGAGCTCTATTTCTTGCAGCTTCATTTGCCGCAATTTGAGCTCCAGTAGATTCTTCTAAATCCAATACAGCCTGAATTTCAGCTAATCTAGCGTCTTCTTGAGCTACTAGTTTTTGTAAACCATATAACTCCTGAGCTTGCGCTCCAGCAATGTCTCTTTGCGCTTCTTGTCCAGCCATCATAGCTCTTCCAGCTGTTGCAGCCACCCCTCTGGTTTCTGCTTCTTGAGCAGCTTGTAGTGCCTGAGCTCCTTGTGCAAGAATGGCTTCTCTAGCTCTCTCATAAGGTTCTTTTTGTAAAGCAAGACTTTCATAGTAATTTACATCTAGTCTTTTTCTAGCGTCAGCCATAAATTTGTCAGCTTCACGCTCTGCTTTTTGTTGTAGCTTTTTTTGTTTAGACGCTTGGGCAAAACCAGTGCCTGCCTTAGCTGCTGCTAATCCCAGACTAACAATCGTTGCTGTTGTTATCCCTGCCATATTATAATGCTTTTATCATTTCTTTGTTGTAACTGTCTCCCTGTATATAACCTAAGGATTCGTATGTTTTTATAAGTCCATCATGCTTTATAAGGGCATACGCAAACTTATTACCTGAAATTTGTGCAATATGTGTTAATGTGTCTATTAATAAAGACAAAGCTGATTTTCTTCCTTCTTTATTGGTGTACTGTTTATTAGATATAATCCAATCTACCCAGGCTACTTTTGAGTTTGTCATATAAATAAAACCTGCACAAACAGGCGTATTATCATCATAAATAATTATACCACTTTTACCATCATCTGGCAGGAAATCTTTTAATGGAGGTTCCCATTTCCAGTCTTTCCACCATCCGACCAAAATCTGCTCATAGTCAGACTCTTCGAGTGGTCTTGAATTTAATTTCATTTAATTACAAAGATACTAATTTTACGGATAGCTTTTCATTACTTCCGACTGTATAGCCAGTAACTCCGTAGGGGTAGTATCATCATTTGTTGCTGTAAATAAGCAGTAGTGTCCTAACAATCCATTAGACTCTGCCTGCTGATTTTTAATATACATTATATAGGCGTTTTGAATTGGTATAGTTACCGCTCCAGTTGTGCCATTAAATATAACAATATTATTAATTCCGCTCTGTAGATTTATGTTTATACTACTTACCTGTCCAGCAAGTTCTATGGAAGTATATGGAGGCGGCGCAAAATAAAGCATATCACCAACACTTATTTCACTTCCTATAGAAATGCTAGTTGCAAAATTAATAGTTGTGGCTAGTCCAGCTATATTTACTGATGTACTTTGTCCAATACCACTTACAGAACGCATATCATACTCAGAAGCTCCAGCAGGTACAGTTCCATTATTTCTAATGTAAGCAAACCAAACTCCTTCTTTCTTTTCAAACCAAGTGTCATCAATAGATGCTCCTGCTTGAATATCACTGTCAAGAGTTAATTCCCAGGCAGAATCAGACTGAAGCGCTATAGTTTTAAATAGTTTATTTTCTAATGGTTGCTCATTAAATACACTTGTAATAGTAGAATTATATTGAACACCATAATAGTTGTTTCTAACTTCATTTGTATTATGTCTGTATAAATTACCTCCTTTAAAAGAGTAAAAATAATTATTCATCCCTATCATCCAATCTGGAAAATAAGAATAAAACGATGGCCATCCCTGAACACCTTGACTATAACTTAGTGTGTATTGAGTATCAGGGTCTCCCTGTGGAGGTATGATTGGAGGCTGTAAACTAACACAAACTCCAGTATCAAAAACCAAATTATTTTCTCCACCTAAATAACCGCTATTATATGATTCATAACTGATAACGCCGTAATCTCCTGTAATTGTTACAGTTACATCTCCATAAAAATATTCATATACATTTCCGTCTAGACCCGTCTTTGTTCCTGCACTGTATTCTCCTTCGTATGTAATAAGACTTGTTTTACCAAAATTATGAAAAGCAATAGCTTCTGTAGATGGTATTCCCGTAAGAACATATATTCCAGTGCCAGTGCCATAAACACCATAATTACCTCCAAAAGTATAAACCAAATTAACCCCATCTAACGTAAATGTAGTTGCATTAGTTCCACTCCAACAATAGTCAGGGGCAGGCGTTGGAGTAGGAGTAGGAGTAGGAGTAGGTGTAGGAGTGGGGCTCGGCGTAGGAGTGGGGCTCGGTGTAGGAGTGGGTGTAGGTGTATAACAACCAGACTGTCCGGGAATTAATTGTATACTTCCAGTGCATATTGTTCCTGGAGAAGTAGTGCTTGTATTATCCCAAACATAATACTCTCCACTAATAGCCTCAATATACCTTTGATTTGCTTGACCAGGGGTTACACTAGTATAACATTGACCCAGCGCAGGGTTACACGCATCTAATTTGTAATATAAAGCCATCAGCTAAGATTTGTTACAAATTTACGAATTTATTAAGTATGTATATTTATTCGACTTAGCAGGTCAAAATCATAATCCTTCATCCATTCTAAATGTATATAGTCTCTTCCCCTAACTATTTTTTTATCTCCTGTTTTTTTAAAGCCTAATTTTTTGTATAAATCATAAGCAAAATTATCACTAAACACCCAAAGCTGAGCGTAATGCTTTTGGTCCATAGACCATCTTAAAGCTTTGGTAGCATAACCCTTTCTTCTGTAATCAATATGGATATCACATCCAATAAGATTGTCGTTATCCTCCCTTATATATCCTACCCTATGTTCATCCCACAGAATATACCAAGTGTTGTTTAAATTTTTAAACCACTCTAAACATTGTTCATAAGAATATATAGAGTCATTTTCTAAATTACATCTGGTATCAGGATGATTTCTTACCTCTAATAAAAATGGTAAGTCAATTTCTTTTAGTGGAAGGATTACCATCCTTGAGCTATTGTGTCAACAATCCTTTCTCTGTCTTCATTATCAACCCAATGACCAACAGGAATACATAGCATACTTTTAACGGCAGCATCAACATTAGGAAGCTCGGATTGAAATTCACTCAAACAACTGTGTTTATCATTTCTCTCATGAACTCTTGAACAATATACATTATTCTCAAATAATTTTTTCATAAGACCATCTCTGTCTTCCGCATGAAAAGTATAAATCCAATAAGCAGAACTGGTATTAGGAATCAATGGTATAGTTGTTATCCCTGGTATATCTTTTAATCGTTCGTTATAAAACTCGCCATTATCTTTATTAACTCCAACTATTTTATCAATATACTTAAAATTAGAACTTCCCACTGCTGCTGATACATCATTCATGTGAAATTTAAAGCCAGCTTCTTTTACATCAGCTTCACATCTAAAGTCCTTTCTGTTATCATCCCTATTAATTCCGTACCATCTTAATAATCTTACATCTCTATTTAAAGAAGCGTATGGAGAGGCAATAAAACCACCATCAATAGAAGTAATGTGTTTAATGGCTTGTAGTGAAAATGTAGATATATTTCCTGTAAACCCAACAGGAGTTCCTTTGTATGTAGAACCCATAGCGTGAGCGCAATCTTCTATCACTATTATTTTATGACCATATTTTTTTTCCGCATTTTCTATTATGGTTTCTAGTTTATCTAAATCTATAGGAGTTCCTCCCCAATGCACTAAAGTAATTAGTCTAGTGTCCTTATCTATTTTTCTTTGTAAATCATCTAGACACATATTACAAGTAATAGGGTCTACATCAACCCATTTTATTTTTAATCCATTATTTATTATGGGAAAGTTTGTGGCGGTGCAAGTTAATGAAGTGGTTAAAACAGCGCCACCTTCCATTGATTTCCAGGGGTTAGTTACAAAAGCAACACCCTCAAATATATTTTCAACTAAAACTCTGTCTTTTTTAAAATAATGATAAAGCAAATGCTCTGCTGAAGTTGCTGAGTTTGTGGTTGAAATCTCATAATTTTTTATATTAAAATAATTTGATAATTCCGATTCAAATCTTTTTACTTCAGGGCCCTCTCCAATGAAGCCACTTTGTAAAACAGATTTAACTCTCTTTGGAGCTTCAGGAGCCATAAAAACTTTAAAAAGAGGTATTTGTTTATGCATTATAAAGCCAGTCTTTTATTGAATTATAAAAAATATTATTAGGAAATTTTGTAATATCTATATTTGGGAAATCACTTTTCTTGAATAAAGGGTCACAACTATAATGAACAATATGGTGTTTATTAATATCAAGCTCATTTACGTTTGGATAATAACAAGAGTCACTGTCAATCATTTTAATTCGGTTGTTGTGACAGGCCACATTAATAGCATACATTGATTGCCACCAAGAGTGGTTTGTATTGGGATATTCATCGGCTATACTCATGCCTACCTCAATAACTTCATCAATTATTTTTTTCATTGTAGATACTTTGGCTATAATATTAGAGCCTCCGTTCATATAGCCTTCATCCGAATGCTTTAAATATTTATTTATTATTTCTCTGTTTTTACCTTCAGGAGTTGAAATGAACATGTGCCAAGGCTCATAACGGGCATCAGCATATATTTCATTATCACCAGGTAATCCTCCTGTATATGGTTTTATGTGCGGCATATCACTGTCACATAATTCAATATGTTCTTCGTCATCAATATATTGAAGCACTTGTTTTAGTGCAGTGTAACAATTGGTGGGGATATATATTGATTCTGTTTTTGAATACATATCTAGCACAGAATCAACAATTACATAGGGTAATTTTAAATTCCAATCAACACTATGAACAGGTTTATCTTTAAAATGATTTCTATTAATGATAGGTATTAATGCTTTATTTTTTGCCTCTTCTCCATATACTTTAAAATGTTGGTGCTGAAAAAAACTTATCTGCCATTTAAAGTGTGGTGTGGCTACAGCAACTGGAATAGTTATCATACTAACTTATAATGTACAAAAAAGTTTCTAAAATAAGTTCCCTGGAAAGGTTCTAATCTGGCGTGTTCACAAACTGCAGATTCATATAATATCATATCTCCTGGCTGAGCGTATACCTTATACCATTCCCCATCATGACCCTGTATGTCTAACGCCCAATCATCTCCGAACTCTCTATTTTGACATCCACACTTCAAATCTTTGTCAACAATAATTATAGACGATATATGATGCGTTTCTACTCTATCTCTGTGTGAAGCTAAAGTAGCTCCTTTTAAATAAGACCTAATTCCATAAATAAAGCTCGGTTCAATATCAGCGCCTTTTGCAAAATCTTTATGAATATCAAATAGTTTTTGATGAATTATACTTCTTATACTTGGTAAGTGGTCGTATGAAAGCAATTCCGTTTTTCCTGGAATAAAATTTTCTTTACCAACAAAATTTTCTTCTGTTACTTTATCTTTTAATATTTCATAAGAATCTTTAATGATACCCCAAGCTTCATTTGGAACTTTTCTAACCTCAAAACCAAGCTGAGTTAACTTTGGTATTTGAGATACATCAGTATATACTTTAGGCTTATTTATGTAAGCAGCAGTATCTTCCGCATTGTTCCACGCTTTTTCTCTCCACCAAGAAGTAATAATATATTTTTTACCGCTTGTCACAGATACACCTTCGTGTAAAGAGTTTTGCTGAGTTTCTCCATTAATCATATTTTGCCAAGTAACGGCTTTGCCTCTTTTTGGATTTATTGTAAAACCAAGGTTAGGAAAGTTTGTTCCTCCACCTTCAAAATCATCATTTAAATAAATCATTAAAGTATGCGTACGATTACCAGAGTGTAGGCAATGTTTGTTGTACGCCTCTCCACTAAAAAAATCATAATGTGGTTTAAAGTATTGACCCACTTCATACAATTGTCCTTGTAGACTCTCTCCAAGAGATTTGTCTAAACCTAAATATTCAGCAATTTTATTGTGAACAGTCTTTACCAATATATTGTTAGGGTCTAAATTGCAAGTGCTTGAAGTTCTGCTATTAACATCAATAGTACTTATATCAGTTCCGCCAACAACAACAGATGAAGGAGAATGGTTTTGATTAATAAGCTCTATAAGCTGATTACACTCACTATCCGTAAGGAAGTTTTCTATTTCTCTCATTAGATTTAATTTAAGTATACTACAAATATATGAATTTTATTACGGACATCCTGTTTGTCCTGTAGATGTTATTGCATATAAGAAGCCGCCTGGGTCAGCTAACAACTCACCCGTAATGACTGCTGTTAACCCGCCTAATGAAGTAACTCTCTCATTGATTGCAAAATCTCCCTCATTATACTGCTGAGAATAAATCGTTGAACTGTCAGAACAATCGGTCATCTGATACCATACTGAAACAGGTGGCGTAGGTGTTGGCGTAGGTGTAGGTGTTGGAGTAGGTGTGGGCGGAGTAGGAGTAGGAGAATAACTACCGCAAGTGTAATCGCCACTTGGATTCCCAAAATCAGAAAATTCTGCACTACCGCCAGTAGTCCAAATAATATCATCTACACTTGTTTCTCTTCCACACACTATTGCATAAATGTTTGGAGATTGGACAGTAGTATCAAAAGGTAATCCATCCGAACATCCGGTTAATGTATAAGTAACTGCGCTTCCTCCAGGGCCAACATTTACTTGGTATTGATAGCAAGTGCCTGTAGGCGCAGGCGTAGGACTAGGCGCAGGACTAGGAGTGGGACTAGGCGCAGGGGTAGGCGTAGGAGTAGGAGTGGGCGTTGGTGTAGGGCTAGGAGTAGGAGTAGGAGTGGGCGTAGGCGTAGGCGTAGGGCTAGGCGTAGGCGTAGGACTAGGCGCAGGACTAGGAGTGGGACTAGGCGCAGGGGTAGGCGTAGGATTAGGAGTAGGTGTACTACAAGCACTAAATGTGTTTATAACCCCAAAGTTATCAATAAATAAAGCGTTTCCTGAGCCAGAACCACTCACATCTTTAAAATATGTATTACCACCGTTGTATGGTGTGCTTAAACCACTGTTTAAATACAATGTGTATCCATTAATATACGCATCATACAATGAAGCAGCGCTAGAACTTAAATAAACAGTAACTGGAGTTCCTGTTCCGTTACAAGCATCTGTCGAGCTACCCCAACCTTGTAATGGACTAGTTCCAGAGCTTACGTTAGCATACAATGTAAGGGTATACGTTGGCGTAGGCGTAGGCGTTGGACTAGGCGTAGGGCTAGGCGTAGGCGTAGGAGTAGGAGTGGGCGTAGGCGTAGGCGTAGGGCTAGGCGTAGGCGTAGGAGTAGGTGTAGGAGCTGGAGTAGGTGTAGGGCTAGGTGTAGGACTAGGTGTAGGACTAGGTGTAGGTGTAGGTGCAGGACTAGGTGCAGGACTAGGTGTAGGTGTAGGGGTAGGACTAGGTGCAGGACTAGGTGTAGGTGTAGGGGTAGGTACGCCACAAATTTGAGCAGCAAGAAGTACTCCAGAAACTTGTTCTCTTACAATAATAGAGTCTGAATAAAAACCATTTGCAGATACAATAGTTAAATCTACATCATCATAAATAGTTGTTGCATTTGCAAAACTATTTGTATCAAAATAATATGTTCCTAAACTTGCCATTTAATTTTTTTTTATGAACCACATACGCCAGGGATATCAATATTTGATGCTGTTCCTAAATCTGTCATTCTAAATATTCCTTGAGCCAATCCATATCCTGCGTTTGGCTGTCTTACTCCAAAGTAATAATTATTTCCTTGGAATGGTATTGTTTGAGCTACGTCAGTATAAAATACTGTACTTCCTGCAGATACTTGTGCAAATGTTGAGGCAGTGCTATACAATATCACTGATGTTAAAGGACAAGACGTTGGACTCGTAGCGCTTCCAGCACCAGCTTCAAATATCCAAATATAAGAAGAAACTGGGATAGGACTAGGCGTTGGAGTAGGCGTTGGTGTAAAACTACAAGAACAAGCGTCTACTATTGATATTGTAGAAAAGCACAACTCTTCGCTGGCTGGTAACCTATAATCCCACACCAAATACAAATAGCTTTCACTCGTGCTTGGCATAGTGAAATTTGCATAATACTGACTTGGACTTGTTTGTTGTACTATTGGTGTAGCATTTGTTGCTGCTGCTAATAGCGCATTTATACCAGTGGGTGTGTTTGGATAATAAGTATTTGTTCTTAGATACTTTAATTTATTTTTAGTAATATCAAAATTAAACGTATCAGTACTTTGTTTTCTGCTTATAATGCTTATTGTATCTCCATTTCCTGGAATTACACTAGAACCTTGATATCCCGATACGCTAATATATTGAGAAACAATAGGATTAAGTGTGCTACTTGAAAATTGTATTTGATTAGAGTGTAATGGAGAGTTATAACTTCCGTCCGTCCATCTGTATTCGTTAGTTATAAATTCACCAGAATTTGCGCTACTGGTTATAGCTACGTTAAATAATGTTATTTGAGACGCTTGTGGACATCCTGTATAAATACCAATGCTTTCGGCGGTAGTTCCGTTTTGACTTACAGAGATTTGAACTGTAGAAGCGTTAACTATATTTTTATTTATTGTTAATGTACCGCTAGTATTTACAGCTCCAGTGGTATAAGTAACCCCGTTATATACAGCTGTAATAGTATAATATATGTCGCTAAATGAAGACTCTAAAATCATTTCAGTTCCTAATAATTCTGTAACAACATTGTCTCCAGTTTCAGATATTATGTTAGGATATGAATCGGCAGTTATTGTGTAATCAATATCTACACTTCCCAAAAGTTCTCCAACATTAACACAGTAGGTTACTGTTTCTCCAACAGGAAGGGTTATGTTTCTTGATAAATCACAATCAAAACATTCCTCAACCGGTATTGGAAGCTGAATGTTTGAAGATAAAACATATTCATTCATATAGGGGTCATATCCCCCTAACTTATTAGTTTGAAATGTTTCTATAAATAAATCCCTAAACCAAGAACGCATCCCTGCTTCTGATATAATCTGAAGCTGCTCATTATTATACGCCCCTCCTATTAGATTTATTACAGCTCCACGCTTTGCGTCTGTAAAATATTTATTAGCTCCCCACGCAGCAAAACTTTCTGGGTTTTCACTGATACCATACTGCTCTATACGAGCTATTTGAGTACCCAATACTTCAGGAATAGAAGATACAACTCCCCCTCCAGCAGAATCACTAAGTAAATTTTTACCAGCAAGTACATAAGATATTTTATCTTCTTGTAATACTAAAATATCTGTTTGTCTTCCGTATAATATTTGTATTGTGCCAAATGAATCTTCTAGTGGTTTGAAATTAGCCAACCCAAGATTAAATTCATTTAATTTATTTACATTGGTCTCGTCATTATAAACACCACTATAAGTTAAATCAGCAAACCGATTTGCTTCTTTGTAAGTTACATTTGAAGTAGAAGTAACTCTTTGACCTATGCTTAACGTTTTACCAGCTATAGAGTCTAGTATCTTGTAACTTTCAACACCATTTCCAAAAACATAACAATCTGCAAACCCTGTATCTATAATTGCAGATTGACTAGAAGTTTGGTTTTGAACATTCCCAGAATGCATTCCGTCCGTATCAATTGGAAATGATAAATGGTTTTCATACCACACATCTGGCAACGCTTCTGTAGGCTGTGTTTCAAAAACAACTAAACTATCTGCTCTGTAAATTTGAAAATCTGCAGTAACTGTAGAGCGTCTTTTTTCTCTTGATGCTACTCCCCCACATCGAACTGTTCCTGTGATAAGTAAAGCTAATTCATTTGTAGTTCCATCTCTGAAGAACTTATAATAGTTAGTTCCTTCTGAAGTAGATATGTCTATTTTAGTTGTTGCAAGGGCAGATTCGTATGTATTCGTTATACTTCCTGTATCTCCACCAACTTCAGTAACCGCTCTTGATAAAACTTCTTCAACATTGTCTCCATTCCACCAATCTTGCATATTGTCATAAGTTCTAGAAGATATAAGCTCAACATCTAATTGACTAATTCTTCTTTCACACTTGCCATTGCCATCTCCAGGGCCAAGTCTTTCTTGCCGAATAGACATTATAATTCTACTACCAGAAGGAACGTCATAATCTAAATATTGACCAGGATTAGCAGGGTCTTCCAAATTCATTGGATATGCTAAAATTGGGTACTGTTCAGCAACATCTTCAATTTCTGTTAACGAACCTGGAGCAATAATGTCATTATCCCCTCTTTCAGTAGCAAAATTATTGGGGTTTATTTTCATGTATGTTCCGGCCGGAACAACGATTATATTCCCACTATCATCAAGAGGCTCAATAAATCCTTCTGATTTTGCTTCTTTCTCTAAAACGGTAGCCTGGACACATCTTAAAATAGGCCCTGTGCTATCAGCTTTTACAAAATATCTATCACCTTCTTCTACTTTGTTTGCATTCTCGCCTTCTAATAAAAAGTAAGTTGCATTACTAGCTGGGTCGGTATAATAAATATTAGAGTAAATAGTCTCATAAGTTGTTTCAGAAGGTTTTAAAACAAACTTATAACGAGTTGCCCAAGCTGGAGCTAATTGGGTAGTTGGTATTGTTACTCTAATTGAGTTTTTATTAATAGAATTTGCACAAGGGATTTGAACTGTATTGCTTGGACTAACCAATGCGGTAGATGAACGATTAAACTCATCCATATATACAATACCTAGCTCATAGCCTCTATTACTATGCAAACTTCTAACTGTATCAGAACTTCTTAAATAACCAGTAGCACTAACTACTTCATAAAATTCATAAGCATTATTTGCGCCATCTACATATTGCGCTGCTACAAACTGAAATCCAATAGTGTTATTGCCTGGAGATGATATTATCGCTATCGGTTCTCCACCTGCCGTTATACCACTATCAGTTTTTGTGTAAGTTCCTAATGTATACGGAAGAGCGCAATTAAATTGGTCTGTCAATGTAAACCCATTACACGCGGTAGCCATTGGCTCTATGTTAAGAGCAGTCCCTACTTTTTCTACAAAATCAGTGCTAGTAGCTAATGAGTACACATTAGCAAAGTCTACTGGTAGTGTATAATCAAATGTTAACTCAACATTTGAAGTTGTAGCTGAAGGTGTATTTCCTGTAAACTGACTGTGACTAATAGTAAAATCTAAACTAATACTTGAGCCAGCACTTAAATCCATTATAGTTCCGTCTGGATTAGATAGGTCTATATATAAAGTAGCTCTGTTTACTGTAACCGGAGTTGGACCTATACTATAATATCCATCTCCACTAGAATCTAAAAGAGTAGTGGTTGATATTTGTTCGCTCTGTAAAGAAGTTATGTATTCAAGTTTAAGAGCTTCTCCAAATTTATCTACTAAATCATACCCTTCCTTGTAATTTCCATAAACCAATCTATTGCCCATAACAGTTTGGGCTTTGGCTGTTTTAGGAACATTATCATAAAGCCTTAAAATTTCAGACGCTGGAAGAAGAGTAAATATCTTACTATTACTAAAAGTGTAATTATAATCAGTAAAATCTGCATATCCTAGATTAGCTTTGTCTAAATATTCAATAGATTTTATTGTAGAAGTTGTTGAGTCTTTAAACAAAAGCTCTATTCCTTTTACTAGAGAGCCTCCAGAATTAAAAGTAATTACAGATGCATTAACTGTATTTTTCATTCCTTCATTCAAATAGCTATTGTAGCTAAAAGAAAAAGCTGATGGAATAAATGCATCTTCGCTAAATTGAGATGTAGCTGAATATTCTCCATCTTCATATTTATAACGATAAGCAAAAGAAATAAATCTATCTTCTAAAAAATCATCTTGTTGCCCAGGTAAATTCAACGTTTGAATTGCTGGAGCAGCAACAGGTGGTTTTTTAATTACCAACAAAGATTCAGCGGTAAATCCGTCAATATAATTTGGAGCTCCTGAAGGAGACTGATACGTTCTATTTACGTTTATAACCCTAGGAGGATTATAATTGTCTGTAAAAAATAATAGATTTTCAACTAAATTAACTCCAGTTATTAAATGATAAGGACTAAATTTTAATGTGGTATTAATATTCCCACTATCATTAGTACTTATGACATGGTAAGTTGTTGAGTTGTCTGTGGTATTATAAGAAACAATTAAATCTAACTTAGCAGTTGGACTTGCTGTAAAAGCTGGGTCGTGTATAAACCAATATAAAGTTTCATTAGCACCATCTTGATAAGCACCAATACATCTAGCACTGTTGCTTAACTGATATCCGCTAAACGCTAAAGTAGTTAAAAGCGTATTTCCCTTAGAGTTTTCTAAAGAACCTACTTCAGACTCTTCAGTTGAACCTAACCTTATATTTAATGCGTTTACATATTCACCATTTGGTACAAGCCTTTCATCAAGGCTTTTATTCATACGGCCAGCAGTAAAGTTTCTTTGAATATTCGCCATGTTACTTAATCCACTTGTCTCCTCCTCTTAGATTCATTAACAATCTTCCAGGATGTATATTGCTTAGTCTTATTTTTGCATTTCTCAACAAAGCTGTCTTTCTTCTTCTAGCTCTATTTACAATATATTCTTGAACATTAAACTTACTATTTAAGATGGCGTATTCTACATAAGCATATACATAATCCTCAAAAAGTTTATTTACCGAAACATTAGAGTCGTCTCCATTCTCCATACCATCAGAAATGTACTCTAAGATACATTGCTCATTAGCCATTGTAGAATCAAAATTTATAACTCCAGCTTTTTTATCTATTCTAAATGTAGGATTTATGTTTGCAGTCTCTGTATTTAAACCATAACGAGCTCCTATTGTATAATCTGCATACCAATTTGCTTGAGTATCTTGAGGAACTTGGTCTTCAGCATTTACCTGGTTTAAATAAATACTATTTTGATTACCATCTAATCTATCTGTATCTAGTTGAGATGTCTGTATTGTAGCATCATTCCCTGTAAAATCAGGAACACTAGAACTTTGAGTATAAGAAGTAGCTGAATTTACCTGAATGTTCTCTGTCAGTGGTCTAATCCATCCATCTTTATAAAGAGATATGCGAATCCAGTTTACATAATCTGGAGGCAAAATAAATTTTAAGTCATCATATACTGTTAACTCTAACGCTTTTACTTCTTTAAAAGCATCGTAGTTTAATTCTTGTATTGCTCGTTTAGCGTGAAACAATATTTTATATCGCTCTTCGTTATTAACTAACGAATGGTTTCCGCTATACATAAGCTGAAAATTATTTACAATATCTTCAAGACTTACATATTGATAAGAACCCCAGTTCTCATTGGTTGGACTCGTGCCATCGTTAGTATAATATTTCTTCTGATTTATATAAGCCATCTTATTGTTCTAAATTTTCTTGTTGTTCTAAAGCCTGTCCAAATTGTACAGTCGGTATCTCTCTTATAGAGAGTCCAGCATATTGTAAAATACGAGCCACTAAATTATTAACATCATCCTCAGGGAGTTCAAAATCTTGATAGTCAGACTGAGATTGATTAAACACAGGAGCGCCTCCACTTAATGATATGTATGTCCACTTGGGGTCTCTTGGGTATCTTATGTATTGAGAAACCACTCTCCCCACCTCTGTAACAGTTGATGGATACAATGTAAGTAGTGTTCCTTCTTGAGTATATGCTGGGAAAGTAGTGTTTGGAGCAGTTAACATAGATTTGCTTAGCATTGTAATCTTGCTATGGCTAACCGACTCTGCTTCATTTTTTAAATTAACTGCTTTGTAAATTGAATAAGACAACCCTGAGGCTGTTAGAGAAGCCACATTTACAATAAGCTGTGTTTGACTAGTTACAGACTGTACTGTTAAATTAGTTACTACAGAGCCACTAATTACAATAGATACAGTATCTCCTGCTGCCACTCCATCAGTTTGAAAAGTAGCACTAGAGTCTATAAGGGCCGTATTACCTGCTCCTGTAGCTGTGGTAGTTCCCGAAGAGGTTACTGTGCTATATATTAAAACCTTGTTTAATAAATAATATTCTGAACCGGTAGTCGCTGTGGTTGGCACTTGATAGATATTAGCAGCGCTTTTAGCTAAACTAGCGGTAACTGAAAAAGTATTTATAACTTCATCATATCCTCTCTTTATATTTGCGTAGTCTGTTCCAGACACACGGCCATTTTCTTTATTAATTACATTATTGTAACCAATAAAGTATTCGTCAAAAATATCTAACTGTGCTTGCTTAGCAAATAGGTTAAAATCAGATGGCGATAAATAGCCATAATTATTTTTATTAAGGATAGCAAGAACTGTATTTCTAACAGAATTTATCATCGCTTTCTTTTTTACAAAGATAAGCAAAAAAAAAGAGGTCAATTATTTTTGACCTCTCTTCATATGAAACACTCACGCTTAATCTTCAAGCATGGATTCTAGCATTTTCAATGCTTCTATACCATCATCGCTTTGTAAAAATGAAGAAACAATATACATTGGGTCTTCTCCAAATGGTACAGTTAACATCTTGGTTTTGTTAGTACTAGTATTAAACCAAACTTCTTTTTGTTTGTTTCTAAAAGACAGTAATCCTTTATCAAAAAACAACTGAACATTTGATTGTAATTTTAATAGAGGGTCATTAATTTGTCTTAGAAATTCTTCTGGATATCTTTTAACGTAAATAAGTACATCTCTCTTTAGCTCAGAAGTACTCATCTTTTCTACGTTTGCTCCCAGTATAACTCTACCAATAGTTTCTAATTGGTCTACAGTTAAACTTCTAGCTTCTATAAGAGCGTCTGCTTCTACATTTATTCGCTCTAATTCTTTAGATGCATCTTTTTCATTATCCACCTCAACAAATCGTTTTCCATTTAAAGGATGATAATATAAAAACTGCTGTAATACAGGATTGGTTTTAGGAACTCTAAGGAAACCATCTTCAAACTCAATAGGAACACGAACAACATTTTCATCTTGCTCATCTTCAAATGGAGACTTTTGATTGGGTGAATATCTTAAAACTCGGTTAATTCCTTTTTCTTCATCAAACCATAGTAATGGTTTTCTTCTTGAACCGCTTGAAGGAATGTAAAGAGATAAAGGGGCGGCTTCTCTGGTAAGTTTGTAGACTTTATCTACAATTGTAATATTTTTTTTCATTATATAAAATTTAATTAAAGTTAAAAAAAGGGAGGCGGTTAAACCTCCCTTAATAAATATACTACTCTTGG